CAGAACTACATAATTAGGGATCGAACTAACGTTCGCTCGTCGAGCGGCTAGTCTTACGATAACATGATGTGTTAATGCCAACATCGCCCATGAAGAATATGCACCCATTGGTTGTCCAACAGAATACTTAATCTGTTCGTCTTTCCAAGACCATGAAAAGTCTAGAAGACGTCTCCAATTTTCAGAATCATAGCCAAGAATAGCTAGAATCTGGACTTGTAAGTCAATAGGTAAACGGTCAGTAGCTGCCGACAAATCAAAACTATAAAACTTATGTTCTATAGCTCTATTCGCCATAAGCCGATCTAAAGCTCCGTCTTGATCAAAAGTTCCATCTTGTGGAATTTTTGCCAAATTGGAAAAAATAGAATCGTGTAGAGGCCGAAGAGCAAGTTGAATCCACCAGTTTGTTATTGCAACAATTCTGGCTTTACCAGCCTGGTCATAGACCACTGAAAGTTTTCCTAGTTTCATTGGTGACATCACTTTAAACAGTAATAAAATACCGTATAAAGGTCCCATAAGAACAAGGAGGATATTAAGCCACACCATATAGCCATAAGATTTCGATCTTAATGCTAATAAATGGAAAGCAATATACTGATTAGGATGAGACAACAGAGCTAACGCATCAAGATGCGAAGTCCATGTAGCCTTTGATCCATTCGGTCCAGCGTTCTCTGATATAAAACCTTTGAACGAGCCTGAATAGATTCTAATCTTAAGTTCCTTCAATACTTCGGCAAGGTCTACATAATTTAATGTACGACTTAAACCAACAAACGGTGCAATAATTGTACTTAGTTTGGGTTCCACCTGTGTAGAGAAAGTTCTAAAGATACTGAGAGAAGTCAATGTGGCTTTTACCACTTTTACATAGTCAGGATGAGATTTATCACGTATGATAGATCTGATCTCAACAGGTATAAGTGTTGGAAACCCATGATGATCTCGTTTTACTCGAGGTTCTGACATCCCGAATATAGGAGAACAATTAATGGCTTGAATCGTTAAGTGTGTAGCCACTTTAAGGTAATTAAACGTAAAGTTAAAACCTGTAGAGCGAACTAACACTTTGATTCTATCCATTAATACATAAAATGGTATAGCATACTTATCACACTGCGATATCCAGATAGTAATTAGGAAGTAAAGTTTAAACTCTTTAAGCTTAATCCACTTGCTAACTGACTTTTTGACTCGAAGGTGTGTAAATGTTGTGAAATTTGTTTTCATAATAATTTATATATCTCGGGATCAACAAGAAAGGTATAACATTCGCGTTAGCTAAGACAAGGCCGGAGACAAATCTCTGTTATAAATTCTTGGGCAGATTACTGCCATAGCTTGATCAACGCTTCGCAGGATGAACGGATCCACTGCTAACGAGGGTGATAGACACAAGAGTTTCCCCTTGCGAGTCACAATACAGGGCAACAAGCTGAATAGATCTTCACGGAAAATCTACCACTAACCCGATAAATCGGGT